CTCAATAGAGCTGTTAACTCAGCTTCAGCGTCTACACTATGGTAAGCGTTCAAGTCTTGAGCTAATTCAGGTGTCCACACAGCTTTCAACTTACGAGTCTTAGCGATGATAGGAATACTCTTCAACGCGATATCTAATTCAGGAATGTCGATATCTGTTTCAGGATTCGCATCAACTTGAGTCGTTGTAGCCTCAAAGTCTGTACGGTTATAGTCTGTAGTAGCTACTTTGTGGTATTTTACTTTAACACCAGTAGGTACTGCAGCTTGTGATTTCAAGCAGATGAAAGATACATCTGTACTTGAATCATCTCTTGTAGTGTATGCAGGATAGAATGCATCTATACCAGAACCACTAATAGAGAAAGCTCTTACACCATCAGGATCGTGTGTTGGTAGGTCATTAGTACCATCAACAGTAATTTTGACAAGACCATTATCTGCCATATGTCCAGTAGCTACTGAACTTGACAAATCTGGTTCCCAGTCAACGTCTGCCCATGCAACTGAAGCAGTTGTAAACGCATTGTCAGCAACTGCTGCTGCAATCGTTAATGCATCTGATTCGTTGTCATTTACAGAGTATCCAAATTTACCAGCACCATAAAGACCACCACTTGCATCGGTGTTTGAACCTGATGTGTTACCGTGAACGTCTGTGTTCTCAGTATGGTTGCCTGTTTGAGCTGTACCGTATTTAAAGTCAAGATAGAAGATCAGACCAGAAGGTAGGTTCATAGGCTGTACAGAAACGAATTCCTGTGCTGCTAACTCACCAAAGATTCTACGAACCAATGGAAGAGCTACACCTGACCACTCTTCAGAACTTGCAGATGTGCCTGTTCTTGAAGATTCATCAATAAGTTGACGTGCTTGGTTCTCTAAGAGAACTGCCATTCCGTTAACTTGATGTTCGTGATCCATGCCTTCTAAAAGACCTGTTGGCTCCCACTTCTTGACTAACTTACGGGTTTGTTCTAGCAATTGACGTTGTGGATTATATCCATCCATCAACTTTTCAATTGTTGAAGTATTTTTACTCATTTTCTCTTCTCCCAATAAGAAAGGTTAAATTATATTTGCTAATTTCTTGAACCTTGCTTTAACATCAGCACCTTCAGAGATTACTTCTTTTACAGGTTTAGTTGAAGCAACGGCTTTAGAACTTGAACCTTTAGATTCTTTAATTGGTTTAGTTTTCACTTGACCAAAAGATTCTGCAAGTGTTGAGAAAACAAGTTTGATTTCTCTAAGATTCTTAGCTCTATCAAATGTTTCAACAACTTTCATTTTCTGTTCGTTACTTAAACCATACGCACGAAACAATTTGTTAGTGAATAATAGTTTAGCGTTCAATAAATTAACTTCATTAAGCTTAGAACGAAGATATTTTACAACATCTCTATGTTCTTTAACTTCTTTTTTAAGTTTAGCAACTTCTTCCACACTATCTTCTTCTTCATCTTCCTCTGAAAGTGCTTTCAACACTTCTTCAAGGTCAATATCTTCAGTATCAACTTCAGCTTCTTTCTGTGGCTCGTCATCTTCAATAGATGTACCAGCTTCAGATTCTGCAACAGTATCATCGTCATTTTCCTTACCAGATTCGGAATCACTTCCTTCACCTTCAGGACCCTGAGCACCTGTTTCAGAAGAATCATTTGCATCATCGTTAACTTTGTTATCAGCATCACCGATTTCAGAACTTACATCGTTTTCAGAAACTTCTTCGTGACCATCTTCAGTATCTTCATCTTCATATTCTTCAGAAACTTCTTCTTCGTCATCTTCTTCAAGTTCACGTAGAATAGCTTCTAAATCTAATTCGTCTACTGTTTCATCATCTTCATCAGAAATTTCTTCTTCTTCAGCAACTGGCTCTTCAGCTTCTTCATCTTCATCAGATACTTCTTCTTCTTCAGCTACTGGTTCTTCTTCTTCGGGTTCTACTGGAGCAACTGGCTCTACTTCATCATCTTCATCAGACATTTCATCTTCTTCAGATACAGGGCCACCTGCTTCAGAGTTTGCTGGATCTTCAACTTCACCTTCATCTTCTAATGGTGCATCTTCGGTTACTTCTTCTTCACCTGCATCACCATCTTCATCTTCGATTTCGTGTTGAATCTTTTTTGCCAACATTGATTTTAGTCGTGGAGTAAATGCTTCTTCAAGGGCCATTTTAGCATTAGCGAGAGCTGTTTCACGAACTGCTTTAGCATCAGCGATGGCTTCTTTTAATAAGTCATCCATTATATTTTCTCCATTTGGATTACAGTATAGTTATTGGGAACTATAATAAGATTAATTAATAATCGGGTACACTATATGATGTATAGGATTATACGATAGTGTATTTCGTTTTATATAAATATATACTTATATTAAAAAAACGGTGTTTCTTAGAAACTTTTTTCATCACGTAATCGTTGATAATAATTACGTCTTTTAGCTCTATTCTTCTTTTCTCTTCGTTCTTGTGATGGTTTTGTATAATATTGTCGTTCTTTCAATGTGAACAAAAACCCATCTTCTTTTACTTTTTTCTTAAATCTCGAAAGTGCTCTTTCAATAGATTCATTTCTCTTTACTTTTACTTCTATCACTTATAACCTCTTTAAATTATTTATTTTTTAACTTAATCACTATAATTCAGTTACTTTCTTACCTATGTTAGGCATTACTCTTATAGCACTCTTGATTCCGTTTCTACCTTTTTTTAGTTTTTTAGCGACCATTGTTATTGCTGCTCCTTTTGAACCAGCATCTAATACTACCGTACCATCTGATTCATCAGTTAGTTCAAACTTAACTGCCCACATTCCTTCATTTACCTTCACACCCTCAGATTTTCCTTTAAAGTTGGCATCTACATAATTAAAGAATTCTTTTTTCTTTTCATCATCTAATTCGTCTGGAGAACTTATACCGAATTTATCCATAGCTTGTTGAAAGAATTCTTCATAATCACCTTCTTCTATTGAACCACCTTCTTCGTGTCCAGGTTCGTGTTCTTCATCATCAACTCCATCTATTTCATAGTAACGACCAACAATATGTCCCATATCTTCATATAGAGCACTCATTCTTTCTTGTAGTCCTTGTGCTTCTTGTGCAAATTTACCAAAAGATTTTGATAATGTAGTAAGTTCTTTCATATTACGATTTACAGTAACTTTATCAAACCAATCTTCTGTTTCACTTAAAGTGTATGATTTTGCTTTGTTTGCAATTTCAGATAGATTACTTGCAATTTCTTTCAAGTTTTCTTCTCTATGTAATAATTTACCCAAACGAGAAAAATTATTCATTGCTTCTTTAATATCTCTTGCAGAAACTTTTTCTGACGTACCATAAATATCTTCTACGATATCAGTCAAACCAGTATTCGTTCCTCTTCCAATTGCAGGTGTACTTACTACTCCACCAACTACTGAAAAGTTTTCTGTTACTAAATCTTTTAATTTTGCCATTTTTGTTCTCCTAATTCGGTAATAAATATCATTAACGGCGTTTTTTACCACCTAAATACTTACGAAATCTGTTTTCTACTTTATTCCATAATACTTGTAACATCTCTCTAACACCTTTACTTGTATCACGAACATTTCCTTGTTTAATACCACGAATCAAATCCATAGCATCATATTTACCATTTTTTACTCCACTTAACATTATTGCAATTGCCCTTTGTGAAGATTTATTAAAAATTTTACCCATTTCTTGTATATCTTTTTCTACAAATTTCTGTGATTCGAGATTTGAAAATGTTGTACCATAAGCAGAAAACTCATCTATTCCAGCCTTCTGAAATTCTTCAAATAATTTAGTTAAATCATCAGATTCTTCTTCTAATCTGAAGTCTTTCCAAGTGTCCCACATATTTTTTGTATAATTCATTTTATAATACCTTTACTTCGTAGTAATAGAAGCTAATACCACTTTACCTTTTTTCTTTTTACCATTTACGACATCTTGTAAATCATTACCTTTAAATTGTAATTTTGCAGTAAGTTTTCTACCCTTAACACTAATATAACTTTTACCAATCATTTCAAAAGGTATATTAGTTTCTTGTTCAACAGCTTCATTTATGGATTCATCTACTGGCATTTTTATGATTTGGTTCATAGATTTTTCCATATCTTTGACAATAGATACAAGTCCAGTTCGTTTATCAGTTACATATCTATCTGCCATTCCCCAATAATCTGATTTCATAAATGTTTCAATTTTTCTTATAGCACCCTTTGCAAATTTCAAAGATGTCTTAAAATCTTTTTTAATTTTTTCTCTCTTTGGGTTTTTCTTTTCATTTAAATCTTCTTCTTTCATAAAAGCTTTTCCCTGGCCAGTGAAAACTTTACCCAACTCCATACCTTTTGGTAAATCTAAAGATTCATTAACTGCTGTTTTACAACAATCACCACCACACTCACATACGTGTTTTGTTTCTTCTTTTATTAATTCTTTTAACTTAATCACTTTAATGCCTTTATTACATCATTAGAATTACTTACCATTCCCTTAACAAGTTTAAATAAAGTTTTATCTGCTAAATCACGAACTTTTTTTAACGCTGATGGATAGTTTAAATTTAATTCTAATTTATAAATATGTTTGTAAGTTTCTGCCATAGATTTGTGAGGTAATCTTTCTGCGACTTCTAATCTTGCTATTGTTGAGTCGTGTTTATTTTTAGAAAGATTTCTTATCATATCTAAATTACCTTGAAATTCTCTTTTCTCATTTAATATGTCTTTTAACTTAATCATCTTATCGCCCTTATTACATCTGATGGTTTTACATTCTCATCATCCATATAAGCTATATCTTCAGGATTCTTTATAATTTTTTTTATGGTATTTTTTTCTGAAGAAGAAAGTTTAAATATATCATCATAATTCATCAGACTGTCAGGTGAATATCCAACTCCACTAACATATTTTCTTACCATATTGAAATAAACGATTTTCCACTTACCAAAACCTTTATCTACCACAATTTCTATCTCTTTTCTTCTACCTCCAGTACCAGGAAAAGCACTTCCTATTTTAACTGGAGAACTTTCTTCTAATCTTTCTAACTCAGTAAGACCGTCTAAAGTTTCTTCTCTAAAAATATCAACAGGTTTAGACCACCGTTTTGGTAAATCTTTGAAAGAAGTATCATTCCATTCTTTTAATAATTTTTTTAACTTAATCATACTCTCGGTGTTCCCATCCTATCCCATAGTTTTAGGATTAAACGAATAAGTTGTTTTGTATTCATCTTATTCATTTTTTCTTTACTTGAATCATTTACCTTATCCCACACTTGAGTCATCATATTTGCAGTAGTTAAATCTACGAGAGTACCACCAATCTTTTTAGCTTGTTTGTTTTTAGCTACATCAAGAACTTTTTTAATATTACCTTGTGGTTCTATTGTTTCATTTACGGATTCTTGTTTAAGAAAAGTCTCAATAAATTTTCCTGCTAAATGTTTTTCTCTACCATATTTTTTGTGTTCCCATTTCTTTTGTAAACTTATTGGTAATTCTTCTTCATTCATTCCATTATTCACAAATGATGCAACTCTTCTTGCATCAACATTACGAACTTTTCTATATCTAAATTCTTCAAGTGTTTTCAACCACTTTGCTACTTCTTTTACCGTACATCTTTTACCAAGAGTTTCATTTACAGATTCCACCGATGGATGACTTTTCATATATCTAACAAATTGTCTTGCCCCATCAATATATCCTAATAATTCTTTTTTATCAACTTTTTTGAAATATCCACTCTTTAATGCAATATTTAAAATGGCTCTTGTATTTTTATTTTTATATTTTAATACTATACCTTGTAAAATATCTGATTGGTCTGAAGTTAATACACCCATTCCAGCTTCACTTACTAAATTAATCTGTGACATTCCACCACCTTTCATAACTCCTTTTTTGATTGACTTATCAAATACATAGTCAACTACAGCAGTTAAGGCTCTCATATCACCTTTAACTTTAAATCCATTTGAAATTTTCTCTAATTCTGCACCAACTTTTTTAGTAACTGTTTTAAGATGTTTCTCTAAGGTTCTATCCTTAATATTTGTAAACTTTAGTGCCTTTGCTTCATTTACGGATTCATTTGCCCGTTTCATAAGTTTAGATATTTTTATTAGAGTATCTCTATCTTTTTTAGAAAGTGATCTAAGTTGTCTGTTTTTAGCTATCTTTTCTAAAGATTTACCATATTCTTTAGTTGATTCATTTTTTATATCTGAAACTCCAGACAATGTATATCCTAATTGTTCTGCGTTATCTTTTCTCCATTGTTCAAATTCTTTTATTTTCTTTAAACTTATAGTATCTGTACTACCGAATCCTTCTTTGGGTAAACGACTTTTTTCTGCTCTTCCACGATTTTTAGATTGTGCTTCAAATCCCACGATTTTTCCTCCCTTATGTGATGCATCTTTACCATCACCATTACCATAAGTTCCTTTTTTACGATTATATTTGTTTAATTCTGCTCTATATTTTTTTGCTTTATCAGATGACTGAAATTTCTTGTATTCTGCTTTATAATCTCTTTTGGCAACTTCTTTGTTAAGAAAATTATGAACCGTACCTTTAGTTGGTTTTTCTTTTGATTTTTTAAATTTATCTTTTAATTTTTTAAATATACTTACTGCCGTTTTGTGTTGAGGATGTGATTTATCATGATAGGCAGTAGTTACTTTATTTGTCCTACCAGTTTGTGGGTTATTAACCTTTGCCTGTTGCATAGCTTGAAATGCTGCGGATGCTGCGGCTGGATTTTCTTTTACCATTTGACGAATTGTCTCACGAACTTTTCTCACAACTTCTTTTGGAACGTGTTCTGGTTTACCTTTATGTTTAGTAGATGCATAATCTTCTGCATCTTTATCGTCCATTTGGTCAGCAGCATCTTTCACTTTATCAGAAACGTCTGATGGTGATAACTCACCCTTTTGAAGAGCGTGAACCATTCCCATAAATCTTTGTTGGGATTTGGACTTGGCCGGCATTATGACCGTAAACCTTTTCTTATTCTAATAGGTGGAATTTTATAAGTTTCTAATCCACCTTCACTACCACCAAATCTTCTTGAAGTTGACTTTTTTGTTCTACCAGTTTTATTTGTAGCAGTTGTACGTCCACCACGTCCACCACCACTATTATACATATCTTCTAAAGATGCCATTTTATTCTCCTCTTATAATTCTATTAATCATATCTTCGGCCTTACAATAAGTACCACAAGTTCTACCTTTAGTTGGTTCAACTCCCTCTGTTATTGGGTGCATAAATGCTCCGTGTGTAGATGGATTTGAAACAAAATCAAAAGCTATAAGTTCAAAATCTTGACCTACCTTCATAGATGGTTGTTGACCATCTCCTTCATCTACTGTTTCAACTGAACCCATTCCACGAGAACTAATACCAAGTTTAATTCCATTTTTGAATAATTCTCTTAAAATATTACCACTTGGTGTAGTAAGAATCTCAACTGTTCCTAATAAATTATCACCCTCAAAATGCATTTCAGTTACATTATGTGATACATTTTGTAGATTCACAACTGATGAATCTGGGTGGTCTAATTCACCAAGAGCTCGAGATTGTTTTATAAAACTCTCTGAATAATTTTTTGCTTCTCTTGTTAATATTTCTCTTGGATAAACTCTTCCATTTTGATTTTTTGCATCTGCTCTTTGTAATACACCCTTAACAACTAACTTACCATTGTTTTCTTTTAATGATTCATTAATTTTTGTAGGTGATATATCAAATGGAATATAATCTACTATAAGTTGCTTCATTACTTAACCCTTTTTGTTATTTTAACCATATCTCTCATAAAAGACGTTACGTGTTTAGTATATGATTTTACTAATTCATCTTGTAATTTATGGTTTTTAGGATCTGCCTGTAATCTATCAGACAAATCATACATTGCTTTACGATATTTACTTTCAATTTTTTCTATCTGTCTGGAAAGTTTTTTTGCCTTTACTACATCCTTAGTATCTTCATTTACGTATTCTTTTTTAAAAAATCTTTTTAATTCATTCGTACTATATTTTTTTCTAAGATCCATCCAAACCCTATTGGGTAAAGCTTCTTTTACGGATTCATCAAAATCAATATCAAATTCATCTTCCATATCTGCAAAAGCTGCCGCTCTAGCTTCTTCATCATCATCCCAAGCATCTGCATCAGTTTTGCCCGTTGGTTTTGCTCTTCCTTCTTCATCATCCCAAGCATCATCAGGGTCACCTGCAGTATCATCTGTTGCTGTATTTGGTGGTGAACCATGTTGTTTTATATAATTTGCTTTAGTTTTATCACTTGCATCTGCCCACCAACCTGATTCTACTACATAAGTGTGAAGTTTTTCTGTTACACCTTCATTCACTTTTTCATATCCACTTCCACTTGAAATTTTACTTCGTCTATCTTTACCTTTACCACTAAATGCATGTGGTGTCTTATAAGTTCCATCGCCATCATATGCAACTCCAACAGATGCAGTTGTATTTACTTCTTCTATTTCCTTTTTAATTATAGTACGAAGTAATTCCGTAAACTTTTTTCTACTTATCTTTGTGGACATTATCCAATTCCTTAATCAATTCATAATATCTCATTAGTGCTACTACATGAGAGTCTTTCACATACTTCCCGCTTGTTGCAGTCTCTGTATGAGAAATTGCTTCTGTCAATTTAATTTTAGTAATCTTATCATCTACTTTTTGTAAATGTGATTTTAAAATCTTTTTTACTTTTATAACTTCAGCATCTATAAATTCTCTTAAAGAATTAGTGTTGGAAAGATTATTGATATATTCTCTCAATAAATCTTTTTGATTTTCACTTAGAGTACTATACTTTTTATTAAATTTATCAACTAATAACTGATAAGTTAATAATCTAATATCTTCTTCTTGTGTAGAAAAATTTGATTTTTGTTTTTTGGTGGTAGAATGTCCATGTGAAATAATATTTTCCATTACTGTTACTTTACTATCTGTCTCAATAACGGGCCCAAAGTTTTTTCTGGTGGATTCGCCCTCAAATACATTATATATTGAAGCCAAAACTTTATAATTATTAATTCGTGAATTAAAGAAATCAGTTAAATCATAATTTTCTTTAATAGCTTTAATTAAATTATATTTTTCGTTTCTGAGTTTACGATTGGATAACTTTCTACGGTTTTTTGTTACCGCTTCAATTAAAATTTTCGCATGATTGGAATTTTTATACTTTTTCTCCATCAAAACCTTATAAAGTTCATTCTCTTTACCTAATTCTGTATTAGTATTAAAGAATTCTTTTACTATTTTGATAGCAGAACTATCGTTTTCATTATTTAAAACATCAACTGTTATTTGACGAGTCAGTAATTCAAACAAAATTCCTGTGTTTTTGATTTTGTTATGCTTTTTATTATAGGACATTAAACGCTCCATTAAAATATATATTTTTCGTACATATATAAATATAAAAACTTCAAATAATTATACATTTATATGTTATTCTTTCTCAACAAAATTATCATACTCATTTTTAATAGCTTCTGATTCTTTTGTCTCCCTTAGTATCTCTTTCTTAGAAATCTTCATTGATTTTTTCAAGGCATCATAATGAGAAAGTGCTAATGGTACTTTACTTTTACCCAATGGATCTCTATCTCGTGCACTACCATCTTTACCATACTTACTCATTTCCTTTGGTCTACCAGCCCCATCTTGTCCACCTTCGGGTGCTCCACCAGAATCAAATATTGACCCCATTGCTGTATCATCAGGTTCTTGTTGACCTTCTTCCCCAGTAGTTCCAATGTTTGCCAAATCACTTGGTGTACCAACTGCTTCCCCACTATCAGTTGGGTCATTACCCTCAACAGAAATTTGTTCAAATCTGAACTTCTGTTTTTGATCCTCTACTAATTCTTTCTCTAATTCTTCAACATCTTCATCTGTAAAATTGAATACATTCTTATATACCCATTCTGTTGAAAGTAATTGATTATCTTTTATATCACGTGCCAATGTAACTTTATTTCCCCACAATTCAAGTTTTTCTTGTTCATAAATTGTAGATGGGTTTGTAAGATTCAATTCAAAGTTTACAAGTTCTTCATCTGTAAATCCTTGTGAATATAAGTGAACAACTGCAATCTTTGTCAACTCTGATATAATAATTCTTTGTATTCTTTCAATGGTACGAGCAAATCTTACATCTTCTGCTGCAAGTGTTGCTTTACTTCCAAGTGATTCTTCATATCCAAGAAAAGCTTTAGGAATACGTAGAGCTGCCAACATACGATTTTTTAAATATTCTAAATCTTCAGTAGTTTCATATTGCATTCCTGGTAGTGATTCAATTTGTGTTCCACTATCTCCACCACGAACTGGTAAGAAGAAATCTTCTGTAAGATTTTGGATATTAAATTTCATGTTATAATCACCAGTTGCCTCATCAACAAATGGTGTTTTCTTCATCTTATTGATTATTCGTTGCATATAATTATCAACTTCATTTGGTGGAATGTTTCCAATATCAATTTTGAACATTCTCTTTTCAGGTGCTCTCATAATTCTATGAATTAACATCGCATCTTCCATCAATGTAACTTGTTTCCATACTTTACGACCACCTTCTAACATTGATTTACCATAAGGAATTAAATTACTATCACTTGCCAATCTAAAGTGAGCAATTTGGAAATTTTCAAACTCTATTTTTCCGTGTTGTTTTTTATTTACATGCAAATACGGATGAGTTGCTTCCATAGTCTCTAAATAAAATTTTGTATAATATGGATTATCAGGATCCTCACCTTCTGCACGAATAACTTCATATGGTGATAGAGGAATCACATTTGTAATTCCATACTTATCATTGATATCTAAATGTAAAAAGAAATCACCATACTTACACATATTTCTTACCCAAGGCCATAGATTGAATTCTATATTCAATATATCATAAAAAAGATTATGTAAAATTTCATAAATATTATCATTATCACTTGTTATCTCTACTACATTACCATATTCACTTTTCATTGTTGATTCATCAGCGTATATATCAAGTGCAGATGATATAATTGAGTCCGTATCCATTGATTCATAATCTTTAAATAACCCAAGTCTTGCTGCCATTACTTGGTGTACTGATGAATATCCCGTACCTACTAAATCCAAACCACTATGTAGTTTAGAATATCTATCTACGAGATGACTTCGCACTCCATGTTGTAACATATCGGTGTCTGCGATTTTTAATTTCTTACCACCAACATTTCTTACGATTACATTTGTACTGAATAATCGTTGTAGTCTACCGAATAATGTTTTATCTGCCATTTTTTACCTCACTTACAAGAGCCATTCTAAAGACTCTTTCTTTTGATTAACATCCCATGACCAGGAATCATTTTCATTGTCTTGTGGTGTATAAAGACCATCAAGTTCTATATGACTAAGAGTTTTCTTAGTAATTTCTATACCTTCTTGTCTTAACCGTAGAGCAGTATCTCGTACCCACAAACCGATAGCAAATGACATAACTAAATCATCATTATATCCTGCCATTGCTTCTGCCCTATTATTATGATAGATAAATGTAAATAATTCATCTATAAGTCTATTTGAATGAACCACTACTGATTCATCCCTAAAATATTCCTCTAACTTTGCAATAATTAAAGGTCTTGTTCTGGCAGTGGTACTGAATCCAGCTACCATATTTTTTTCTGCCGTTCTATATCGATTACTCAACTGATGTTGGACATCGATATATTGTAAATCTTTACTTGTATAAAATAGATTAGGATAATCCCTATCTATCACTTGTTGGATGGTTGCCCAACCAATATTATTGTTTTCTATAATTAGTAAGGCATCGTTATATTCCGTTGAAATACTCACTAACATATTACCAAAATCTTTAGTATTTATCCTACCTTTATATTCTGCAACTTGCTCAACCTTCTCTATATCAATAACATGGAAGGCACTATAATCTGCACTATCACCACGACCAACATCTGCACATACTACATAACTCTTTGTATAATTGGGTGGCTCCCATACCCATAAATTACTGTCAACTCCACGTCTTTCTAATGGATCTTTAACCGACTTTTCCTTACATTGTTCTAAAATAACACCATCAATTACTGAAGTACCAGAAGTAATAAAATCACAATCACACTCTTGGGCTGCACTTTGTACACCTAATAATGAATCTTGTTCATCTCTCCACTCTTGATTTCTATCAGGATGTACCGTCCAATGAAGTTTGATAAAGTTGAACATACCTCTACCTTCTTCTGCCTCAACCCAAGTTCTATGAAACCAATTACCAACACCATTTGGTGTAGAAAGTGCAATACATTGACCACCAGTAGTTAAAGTTTGTTGAGCTGCAGTCCAAATCTCATCAATCTTATCAATAAATGCTGCCTCATCCAATATCAATAATGATAGAGCTTCAGAACGAGCTGCTTCTGGACCAGATGACACTGCCTTTACTTGTGAACCATTTTTATAACGTAAATTTAATTTATTATCCTCAACACATTGTTGTTT